TCTTTGGCTAAAAAAAGAATGAATGATTTTATTGAAACAAACTATAAAGATATCCAGTCAATTGAATACACCAATGATTATGAAATAAATCCAATGGGTGGTATTTCAATTAATGGCTATTTAAACGGAAACAAAGACAAAAAAATTTGGGGGATATATGATAAGGCAAATGATGAAGTGGGAGTATTCAAAGTAAATGCTACCCGAAAACCTGAATGCGAAGATAAATTATGTGAGTATTAAGTAAAAAAATGCTCTATCCAATTAAGGATAGAGCTTTATTTAATCCTGTATTGTTGTTAGTTCACCGTCATCGAAATATAAATATCTGTTACCACTATATATCCATTGTTCATTAGTTCCATAAGCCGTTGTTGTCTTATTGACATCTTTCGGCTTTCCCCAGTCATCCAATAACAACACGTCTGATTTAGACATTCCAATTTGAATTGTTTTTTCATGATGATCAGTCTCATCTTGGCTTAGTTTCACATCTGTTGTATTAATAAGAGTAGAATCTTTATCATCGTTTTGATACCTATAAACCTGTAATACATTATCCTCAGGTTTTGCAACTGGATCATATTTTATTGTATAACTGTGTGCCTTATCATTTTTATTTGGCAACACAAATACTTCATTTATTGAACATGATTTATTCCTTCCACATTCAATAACATTTAAGCTTGAATTCTCTTGGATTGTATCAGTGACATTCCCCAATAATTTTAACTTTTCCTCATCAGATAAGTCTTTGAAATTGGATTTTGCTGATAACGAGATATCATATACATGACCAGGTATTTTTTCCACTTCTCTCATCCATACATCATCAAAATATTCACTTACTTTTTTATTATCTTTAGTTTTTTGAGCAATTTCATCTAGCTTTGAAGTGTCTAATCTATTTATGTACATAGGTATGGCTACTGCTAACCCTATCAGCAATAAAAGAGTCAAGAATAAGATATTTTTTTTATTTTTCATATATCTCCCTCTTCTAATCTTCTAAATTCTTCTAATAATTTCTCATTACGTATATGTACAGATTTATTGCCTAATTTGTATCTTTTAGCTCGACGTGTTTCACTTATAAAAGAGAGCGATAGATTAATTTTAACACTTGGTGAATAGGCATGAATTAATGAACTGTTTTCACCATTCATTGATTTATACTCATTTACTAGTGCTTTTTCATTGTGTCTGTTGACCTCTTTAGTCAATTCATTTATATACAGTCCATTAACATTTTTGCTGAAATATAATATTTGATTTGCATTAACAATTTGCAATTTATTTATAGCCTTAATTTCTTCTTCGTTGCTTATCGGTATTATTTGATCTTTTCGTTTCCCAACCTTATAAGTAAAAGGATCATAATAAAGAATGCACAGATAAGGACTTATCGGAAGAAAAATTTGAAGACCTTTTGTCAAGAATCCTGTTATGCCCCCATGTGCTTTTCGTTTTTCAAGAAATTGATTATACTTTACCACCGGATGATCAGAAGTAATAAATTCTTCATTTGTTTCATTTTTCAATAATACGTAATGTAAATCTTTAACTATAGGGAAAATAAACTTGTATACCTGTTCAATAATTAATTTTGGTATTTCTTCTAAGTAGAAGTTCCCTGTATTTTCCCCATATACGACCATATCTATTTTTTCAATTGTTTCATTATGGGTCTCAAAATAATGTTCAGTTCTTGTAGATTGAAACAAAGTAAAGAGAAGTAATTTTTGATATTCAGTTGATTTAAACTTGGGCAATTCTTCTTCTTTTATTATATCTGATATTATAGGTGACACTGTGTTTTCTATTATCCCAAATAAGTCTTCAACTTTGCCATCTTTCCCATAGAAATAATCACGACTAGCCTGAGTCTTTAGTTTAGCATTTTCAATATGAACTTCAGAATCAATGTTAAAAAGCCCAATAAAATTCTTTTTTTTATCATTTGAAAAGTTTTTCAAATAAAATCTTGGTACAAAGTGCTGGTTTTTCTTACTTGGCATAATACGACCCCTTTTAATGTTACTATTTACATTATCGGATATTCCCAGTAAAAAATAAACAAAAAAGGCGTATTTCCCACTCAATATATGAATGAGAAATACGCCTATATTATACCATGTTAAAATTAAGCCCTTTTCCTTTCAGACCATTTGTGATCTGTTTATAAACTAAGGTCGCTGTTTCTTTTGCATTGTTGGCTTCAGTGATTGTAAATTGGAGTTTTACATCATTATTAATCGTTGAGTTTTCAGTGTTATTGTTCACTATGGAATTTGGAACATTCGTCTTTACATTTGCATTTAGGTTTGGCAATCCAAGTTTCGATACAGAACTGAGAATATCTTTGTACTTGCTTAGGTCGGGTTTAACTTGCTTCTCAGCTACTAAATCACTATTAGATAGCTTACGTACTTCTTTTACAGCTTGAAGCATGTTCTCTGTATCTGTCTTATTTAAGATCAGTTCTTTGTCATGCAGGAATGCAAGCTTGCCAGCACCTAAGCCTGTTCCTGTGTATCCACCTGTATCAAATGACGATACTTTTTTAACGGTTGTGTTCCCTTACTACTGCGGAGAGTGCATTTGAAGCCTCTTTTAGCTTATCAACAAGGTTGTTTGAAATACTCTTACCGATAGACTCCATATTACTGTTAATAAACTTTGAAAACTCGTTCAAATTGCTTGGTGATATCAGTTATCTTTCCATTCATAAGTTTGTCTTCAATCTTCTTAAATGCTCTTTCGTCATTTCGTTAAAATGTCGTACTTATCATTTATGGCGTCCTGATCTTTTTCAAGCTGATCTTGTAGAGCTTCTTTCCATTTTGTATTGCTGCGGTCTTTAATGAATTCATCTAATGCTTCCTGCTGTTCTTGAAGCTGTTTCTCCAGGTCTTTGACTTGAGCTTTCGCTTCATGAGAATCATCCATTAAAAGCTTATTAATTTTATCTTTGGTTTCCTGGATGGCTTGATTCTTCTCTTTTAATTCCTTCTGATACTTAGCTTCGGCATCTTCTTTGTCGATTTCATCAATCTTATCTTGTGTCGCTTTCCAGTAATCAAACTACATTCGATAGATATGGCCATGCAACAATAAAATTAGCTGATAAGACAGCTGAATTTCCCAACAATTTTGATGCTATACAGGTTAATGAATTCGAAGCCAAAAATCAAGTTTGCCAACAACTCCGAATTTGATAAACCGCCTTTATTAAAGCAAAGTAAAAAACCCTTGCTACGCAAGGGTTTAAGCTATGATTCCGACTGGGCTCGAACCAGCGACCTCTACCCTGTCAAGGTATCCGCAAGTGATCCGATAAGTCAATCGGTAAGTCAAACGTTGGTATATCAGCGTTAAGTCATGCGACTTACATTGAACGTCCTTATTCTGTTAATTCCGATTATAGACTATAGCGCTACTACCCGCAAGTAAAATTACCGTCATACCTAAAAAAGCGCCCCATCCGCGAAGGATAGGGCGAGGATTGCTACTTTTTAAACGCTTGATGTTCATAGTAACTGTCGGCAACTATTTCGAAATTCTTGTATTTGAATTCGTTCCAGTTTATTTCATCCGCGGTTTTTCGCTCTAACTGAATCGATAGGACTTTTTGAAAAGATGAGTTGCCTTTTGCATCCTCTAAAGGAAATTCCCACGTTATTAAAACCCTACCGACAGAAGTGTCCTCAAAAATCTTAGGGAAAAGTTTTTCTCCTTCTTTAAGCATTCCCTTTTTCACCATATTGTTAGTTAAATTATCATTTCCGTTTAGGGTAACGCTAACGGTTTTGATGTTATGATTATTCTCGTCTACGTCATCAAAGATATCAAGCTTCTTCAATTTTTCCGTATCTTCTGTTCCTTTTTCCTTCAGCTCATCCGATATAAGCATCTTTACGTTTTTATCCGTAACTTTAAAAGACTCGGCCTTCTTGCTTTCTGCACTGTCCTCTTTTTGCACCGCCCTTGTATTAACACTATCTTCACTACACGCAGACAAAAATAAAAGTGGTACCAAAAGCGACATTAAAAGCAACTTCCTCATAAGGATACCTCCACTATGTATTACCAAAATTATACTACGGCGCCAAACTTATCCGCAATGAGTTTTTATATACGCGAGCACCTACGTTATCATACGTAAGCACTCGCTAAAAGTTTCGTTATTTCGTTGTACCTTCGCGTTTGGCTCCGAGTTCAAAAAGACCTGTCGCAGCTAATCCCGCAAAGCCACCGGCCCATAACCGCAACACCAAGTCGAGGTCAGTAAACGGATATGCTACCGCGCCTAATCCGATACCAATTACGAAGCTTATGGCCGGGATTACATTAGTCGGAAGCTTAACCGTTTTCTTAACGAGTTGAACAAGCGCTGTTAAAATAGGCGCCAGTACAGTCGCGAAAATTAAAACGTCTTGCATAATATCGTCTCCCTTTCGTTATTTTACTGTTGCACCAGTTGATTTCGCAGCGTAGATATTTACTTTTCCGAACTGATCCGTCTTGATCGTATAGACGTCCGTTTGCGGGTTCGCAAGGATTTCGTACTTCAGACCGCCGAATTTCTTAGGACGCAAGTAGCCGCATTCATTTCCTTTAACCGGCGCTTTGTTGGTCGGATAGATGCGCCAAGAATCGGCTGATGCCGGAAGGTAGACGTATTTCTTACCGCCGGACGACGGCTTAGACGCGCCCGCCGTAAGTTTAAGCACTTGACCGACCGTAATTTTATTCGCGTTCTTGATGCCGTTGTACGATTGAAGCTTCGCTACACTTACGCCTGTTTTCTCCGCGATTTCGGAAAGTGTGTCGCCTTTCTTGACGGTATAAGTAGACCCGGAAGCTTTTGGCGCAGATTTCTTCGCAGATGAAGGCGACGTTGATTTACCGCCGAGTGCTTTAAGTTCCGCCGCAATAGCCGCTTTTACTTCTTCCCAACGATCTTCAGCGAGAACCCTGTGCGGACAATATTTACCGGACCAGTCTTGGTGCTTACGTACGCGGTCAACGCCCCAGCCGCGCTCTTTTAGTAATTGCGCGATAAATTTAATCGCCAGCTTTTCGGCCGCTTTGTACTTAGCGCCGCCTGATTTCGAGTAGCATACCTCTACGCCGATAGACGTACGGTTTCCGGAATCTGCTCCGTTACCATCTCCGGTATGCCATGCGTTTCGATCTGTCGGAATGCCTTGTACGACCTCCTTATCATCCACCGCGAAATGATAAGATACTTCGTTGTTGTTTCCGATCATATACCGAATCTCTGCGTCCGCTGAAGCGTCATTAGCCGTATTGTGGAACGTAATATACTTCGCATCCATCGAATACGGACACTTAACGGGATACTTACTTGATGCGACGAGATTCTTACGTACTGAAATCGCCATTTTATCGTCTCCTTTCGAAATTAAAAAAGCCCGCCGGGACTCTCACCTGACGGGCGTATTTTATTCGGTTATAAAAATAGCGCAACTCCCGATATCGCTAAGCCAGCGACGCCGATCATTACGCCCCAAATCCATTTCGTATTTGCTTTCATATCCGCTATATCTGCGCGGTTCTCCTTCGCTAACGATAACGCCTCGTCAGCCTTTTCGTCAGCTCTCTCGGCTGTCGTTTTTACATCGTTAAAGTAATCGACCTTGGTGTCTATCCGAACAAGCCATTCGCGAACTTCCGCTAACTTATCGTTAAATTCGTGTATGTTCGGCTCCGGCATTGGGCCGCCCCCTTTCCGTTATTTACTCAGCCCCAGTAGATCCGTCAGTCGCCCCAGAAGGCCCTTCGCTGGGAGGCGTATTGGGATCATACGGTTCACCGGTTATTTCTTCGTATTGTTCCGGCGTGATGCGGCCGACGGCAACAACATCGTAAACTTGTTTTTTCGTCCACCGACCTGTTTCATAAAATCCTTTGATGTATTCGAACCAATCTATCACATTACGCTCCTCCCATCGCAATTAGATAGTATAGATCTGCGACCTGTTGAGACAGGACTTCTAATTCGCGCGGCTTCGGCGCAGGCGGTTTCACACTGTCTATATATTCTTGCGTTGCCGACTCAATCCAAACGCCTTTTTTCGGATCATACTTCGGATCGTAAAGCCCAGCGGGAATTAAAGCTGTTGTACAATTAGGCGGCAGTTCCTCGCCTTCCTCCGTATTTATTTCGATATCGGCTTCACCGTCATATTTGAAATATCATCGTAGAAAAGGACGTGCATATTCATCGCCTCCATTACCATAGTGGAATTCCGATGTTAAATGAGACTCGCGACACGCTTGAGTTATCGTTTGCCGTCATACCACCGTATCTTAAATCGCCATCAGTCGTTAGGGAGAATCGAGCAGTTCCGTAATATCCGTTCGTCGGTACAACAAAGTCGACCAACTGCGTCGGTTTATTCGTGAATTTCGCGACAGATGTTCCGACAGCAGGAAGTGTTCCAAATGACCCCCGTAACCATAGAACGTTATTGCTGACGGAGAATTTGAATGGATAAACCGAATCCTGTTTCGCTCCGTTTATAAGGGTTACGTTATTCCATATCGGCGATAAGTCAGACGAAGATAAAACGCGACGCCACCCTTGCCATCCTGTGTACATATCTAAATAATTCGTAAACATGTTATTTTGCCAATCAACCGCTATAACGTAGCCAAACGTACCTAACCCATTACTATCGGTTGCAGTCATATGAAAAAATCCTCGTGTAGAGTTGGTAGAAGGTGCGTTTGTTGCCTTACCCGTGGAATAAAAAGTGCCGAACCGTCTCCCGCTTTGAGTAATCTTCGTATAAAAATCGTCAGTGTCTCCCGCTGAGACAAGAACGTTTCCGACATCATTCGTTATTTTAAGTAACTGACTACTGTTCCACTTTGTTCGTTCGTCAGCCGAGATATGCCGGACCTGATTGTAGTTATGCGCTTGAAAGTCCGTAAAGGACGCTTGTTTAATGTCTTCTACGTTAGCCAAACCGATTTGCGCCTTAGTAACCCCATGTGGATTATCCGTTCGGTTGGCGTGCGAATCTGTGTACGCTTTTGCATCGCCTAACGCTTTATCAGCTTTGCTTTGCGATCCCGTTGTCGTTTCCTTTGCGTTCCAGGTCGTTCGTTCGTCAGCCGTAATGTGGATCGTTTTATTATTCGCGTGCACGTCCGTATAGGCTTTAGCGTTAGCTTCGGCTGCGTCCGCTTTCTCTTGGGCTCCGGTTTTCGTTTCGATATTTTCAAGATCCGAAAACTTCTGCCGCAGCTCTTCCATTGTCGCAATTGCTTCGTCATACAGTTCGTTTACCTTTACGATCAAATCCTCGAAGTCATCGATATAATACTCCGCGATAGGAACGATATCCGTATCAATCAGCGCCTTGTCGATAGTGAACGAAAATTTATGAACAGAGAGCGACTGTTTATTCGCATAATACAGATTAAGCTCCGCCTGCACGTCGCCGTAGTGGCGAATCTCTTCCGGCGATAAAACGTGCTGCGCGATGCCTTCGACCTTATCCACGATCTCTACGTTTTTTATAAACCGACTTCCGTCCGCCATGAACATAACGAGCTTCCCGGTAACAGCGGACAATGGCAACGGGACGCCGTCCTTTGTTAACGAGAATATTAAACGTGCAGTATCGATGTCTTGCGTGCTGAACTGTATGGCGGTTTTAATGTTCGTTTTAGTCCAACTCGTTACCTCAAACGCAAGGGGTGCGTTATTGTATATCACTGCAAAACCTCCTTTACCGCATAAAAATAACGGCTACACCGTATCCCTTTTCGGAATCGTAAGCCGTCTTAATTCGCATTACTTTAAAGCCGTCATTGTCCGCTGTTTTCGTTGCAATACCGTCGGCGCCCGCCGTAACTCTATCGCCTACTCTGACTGTGTCGTCAATGCGTACGTGTATTTGCCCGACCAGCCCCACAACATGCCACTCGTCCCGCTCTTCCCGCGGAATATATTCTACATCCGGATCGTAATGTGGATTTTCTTTCGGAACGAGTTCTTTTTGAATTACCACATTACCGTCTTTGTCTTCTGATTCAACGTAGATTTCTTCATAGATGATCCCGCCGAACTCATTTCTTAAATAGCGATCATTCCAATAAAAAGCTGCGCCGCCCATAATGACGCCGGCCGTCTCTGAAATAACACCTAAAACCTTTTCACCTTTTTCTGCTTTCCTAATTTTATCGCCGTCCAACGTTACCAGGTAACCAGAATCAATCTTGCTGCCGTCTTTGGATTCAAAGTATTCAGCCAAGTCCTTTAAGTCAGAAACACTTTCAATACGACCGGTGCCTAAAACATTCCCAGCCTTTGCGTTTATCTCTACCTTTTTATTTGAAGCCGATGGACTCCCTGTACCGTATCCAAGCGCCACCGTATAGCTCTTATTATTGATGACAGCTTGTGACGATAGAATTGTTCGGGATACTCCATCCCCCTCAATCCTGACATTATTTGATGATCCGATGACAGACCGGCTTCCGTCTTTCGTTGCGGTCGATCTTTCAGAAGAACCGATCACCACATTCCGCGTGCCCTGTGCCTTACATCCGCCGGTTGATCCGATGACAGCTGAAGCCTCTCCCGAAGCGACAGGATCACCGGAAGAAGCCGCAAGAAAACCAGTCTCTGATGTCGCATATCCTGAAGTTGTGGCAACCCTCGTTCCACCTTTTAAGTTATTTGGCACATATTTATACTTTTGGCCTTTAATCATCGCCGAATAATCATAACCCTCTGCATAAACACCCACAATATTGGCTTGGCTGTTTGGTGAGGTGATGCCATAAGCACCCTTGTCCCCTGTCATGATCCCATTGTTGAGGTTAACGTTATATACTCCCCGCCAATCACAATGCCGCTTTTAGCAGATTTATAGAACGTGAAGTTTGAAATGTTGACATTATCAGTCCGCTGGTTGCCGCCAAAAAGACGGATATCCGCTTCAGCTTTTTTAAACCCACGCACTTGAATTCCAGTGAGTGAAATGTTTCGGCTGCGATATTGAAGTGCGATAGCGGGATAGTTTTTATAATCGTATGAAGGATCACCGATAGCTGTAAAGCCGCTGACCACAACATTTTTATAGGCAGAAATGACAAGCGCACGCGGTGAAAGGTCCTTATACAAGGAATTAAATACCGGTTCAATCGCCGTACAATCTGTTAATGTGACATCGTAAGCTGTCGTGCTTTCAGGGTCAGATGCTAAATGATGGCCGATATGACGGATATCGTATGACCGCACATCACGATAAGACACATGACCGATAACATGGACATTTTGAGCAGCCGGCCATTTGGCATGAGCTTTAACCTCCACGCCCCTGACATTTCCCTCAGAATAGCAATTCAGTATCCAGGCGTGCTTTGAACCGTCGTCAATTTCAATACCGTTGGAATTGGACTCCCCCTGTTTATGAGCTTTGCCGCTTGGATAAACACAATGTGAATTGGAGATGAAAATATATTCACTGTAATGTGTGGTAATCCCGTCATCCCCATATCCATAGGCAACACAATTATCAAGCCATATATAACGGCTCCCGTTCTTCGTATAATCGGTTGTTGGCAAATGATCATAAGTAGGAGCTGTAATATCAAAACCGTGCAGCCCTGGGTTTATCGCCTCAACATCTTTCACCCAGCCATATTTCACATTGGCAAGTGTTAAGCAGCTGGAATGTTGCCCGCCAGTCGCCCGAACTCCGCCTTGTCTATTCGGGTTCCAATCAAGCGACATCCCCTGTACAAAAATATTTCTGTTTCCCTTCTCATAGTCTGCATTTGTAATCACCCATTCACTTGCGGGCGTATCCTCATGAAGCTTGATGGTGGTGATACCTTTTCCCTTTCCATTCAAGTAGGTCCAAGATGGGAGCTTGATGCCTTTCACAATATAAGTACCGGCACTTAACTCAATTCGCACCCGGCCATTTCCTAAAGCCTGTTTGAAAGCCTCAGTGCTGTCGGTTTTTCCGTCCGGAACGGCCCCAAAGTCATCTACATACACAGTGCGCTTTATTTTTTGTGCGAGTCTATTAAATTCTAAGTCCAGGCGATCTTTCAATGTTTGAGCAATTTCTCCGTCAGTTGTCACCCGGGCGTCCACTACTTCTTTGACATCTGAACCGTCGTGATTTGTGACTAGGTTGGCAAAGCGTGCTGATAAATTTTTCAGACGGTTTCCAACAGTAAACCCGCTATGGTCAATCTGATCCGACGTATGGGCATGCTCTGCGGTCTTATGACGGCTCAAACCGTTACTCAGATCGAGCATGTCGTTGCCGATGTCTTCGAGGTTTTGGTTGTAGTTCTTGATATACTGACGGTTAAATCCGCCGGTATCCGCTTTCTTATATGAATATTTCCCCACGCGCTCACCTCCGTTTAGTTCGCTTTATATTGCGTGTTGATTGCGATAAAAGCATTCGCTGTTGTATTCGTGCTGCTTTCGATACAAACATCGCCGTTCGTTTTTATAACACCGGTATAAATAAAACCAACGCCTGCCGACCCGGTAAAGTGATGCGGATAAACTGGCCGAAAACCTACCGGCAGTGTGTAAACCGGCGCAGTCGATCCGATGGTGCCGCCTTTTGCAACGCCTCGCAATACCACCGTTCCGACCATATCCTTACCGTACTGAACCGGATAACTTCCGGAAGCATCAATGTATTGCGTCCATCCATTTTTAAACGTCGGAGCCGTCCACGTTATATTCGTTAGTCGCGCTTCTAGTGCGGCCGCCGCTCCTCCGGCTTCCTTAGAGTCCCACGTTAATTTTTGCGCTGCAGTTACGTGTATGTCCGTGTTTTTCACGTGAGCATCTAAATCGCTCTTAAGCGCCAAACCTGACGTGTTGATCGCGCTCGTCTTAATCGTGCCTGTCGAAGGATCGATTACTTTATCAACTGTTTTCTTAGTCGTATCAAAGCCCGCGATTAAGTCCGAAGCCTTTTTCGTAACTGATCCGAATGTAAATACCGGCGGCTTTTTATCGTTTGAATAGTCTTCGATAGTTAAGACGCGCAGCTGAACGTTTATATCAAACGGCTCAATAACGCACCATAAATAATCGCCTTTTCTTACGTCTGTGAAGCCCATGTTCGCGAGTTCAATAGCCGTGAATGTAAGAGATATTTCCATACTGTCGCCAAGTTTACTTTTCATCTCCGCAAGTAACGAAGTTTTATCCGTAAATCTCTCGTCCTTTACCGGCTCAGCGTGCTTTATTCCGTAGATCGATGCTAAGGGACTTGTATACTCCGCCTGGACAACGTAGGTGCCGTCATCTCTTTGCTTACCGTAGCCTCGAATATATGTCGCGAAACTGCTCGTATCTATTTCTTTCTCCGGCTGACTAACGTTGAATTTATAGCGCAGGAAAGGTTCGTCTTTTTTGCTTCCGATCTTTTTCGCGATGAAAATACGCTTTCCGATGTAGTCAAATTCCGCGCCGAATTTTTCGAGAATGCTTCGCAGTAAAGCTAGCGAATTATCCCATCCGAAGTTCTGAACTTCGACTGATGTCGGTAAGTCCGTATTATCCACTTCGTACGTATAGCCGGTACCTTTTAACGCAAAATCGAGCATCGCATCTATTCGCAACGTGCCCGATTTCTCTTCGTAAATCCGATAGTTTATCAAGTCGTCAAATATCCGATGAAGTGCCGTTACCTCGACACCTACACCGTTTTTAAACGTCTTCTCCTTGTGCGTTTTGATAATGTATTCTTCGTCTTTGTAAATAAGGATGTTTTCGTTTTTAACAAGTTTGTATCCGTATTGATTTAGCTCGGTTTTATATCCCGCTACGTTTAACGTTTTTTCGCCTTCGATTCCGTTACTCCGTGTTGCATAGAAACCCGGCAAAGGCTCCGCGATTCCTGTTAGATCTTTTACCGCTAAAATAGCCATCGCCTGCACCTACTTATATAAATAATGAAAATCGAAAGATATTTCGAAGCTTCCTGTCGTTCCAGAAAGTTCGATTTCATTCCATCCGGCGCAAGCGAAATGTAGCCTCGGTTTGTGTTCGCGTAAATGCTTGTGCCGTTTTTCAAATGTCAAGGCCTTCGAGCTTAATCGTATCAATAGATCCGGAGCTTCCAGAATAAGAAACCGTTTGATTCGTCGTTTTATTGACGATCTTAAAATTGGTTGAGGCGCCTTTATAAACGATATCTAATGGTACGTCTTCGGTTGGATCGATTGTTACATTACCTGCGTTATAGATTCGGAACCTATTCGTTTTGTGTCGATACGATAAATCGTCCGATGGCAACATACCCTGCGCGACTTGCCACTTATCGGAGCTAAACGTTAACGGGTCGAGCGTCGAACCTAAAGAAGCCGCAAAAGGAAAAGCAGCCGTAAACTCTACCGTAAGTTTTCCGCTCCTCGGCGTTATGTCTTCCGGTTCGTACGTGCTGCTTACTTTTACGGACCAAACCTTTCCAGGCTGGCGCGAATCTATAATTTCCATTTCGCTTTTCGTTGCAAATAGATCGTATATTTCGTCTAGTAACAAATGATAGTCGAGATGGTCAACGCCTTTAAAAAGAAAGACGGCCGTTAATTTTCGGACATCGAAGGTCGTACCCATATCGATTGATCCGTCGCGGCCGTCTACTTCCTGAAGATCTGTACGGTGGGTTAACGAGTCCTTGCGAAAACTAAGGAGACGCAAACCGAAATTACGGTGATCGATCGTTTCACCGTTTTTTATAATTATTAGATGCACTACCGATCACCCCTAAATAATCTTTTCATCGTAGCTTGTTGCGCTTGTGAACTGTCGACGTAGTTAGTTAAAGCGTCCTTATCTACACGAACGTTAGGATCTTTTTGCGCGATTATATTAAGTGCCACCAAAGATCGTTGCTCAACGCTAACCAAGCGCTCTAGCAGTTGCTCAACTACTTCGTTTCCGCCGCTCACCTGACCGGTCTCTCCAGCCATTTTTGTACTTCTCTGGTGCGGATAAACACGTGAACCGCCAGGCAATCTAACAAGCTCTTTTCCCTGCTCACCGACCATGCCCATTGATCTGATTGAATTGTTCCGCCGTCTTTGTATCCACGATACGGGCCACCCTTAGACATCGACACTAGGCCCGGGTGTTTAAGAATTCCGCCATAACGCTTATTCAGATAATTGATAGCTGCGATAACTTGGTGAACCGGATTTTTGATGTCACCGTACCCTGACTGCTTATACGCGTTAAACGTACTCGGAATAAATTGCATCAGACCTTGTGATGGATGGCCGGCTTTCCAGTTTGAATCCCATCTATTTACAGTATTAGGATTTCCGCCTGATTCTTTCATTGCTATTGTTTCTAATGCTGAAGCGTATCGTGAATCGAGGCCTTTAATTTTTAAGGCTTCCGCGACCCACTTCTTAACGTTGCCTGTTGCATTGGCTGCGTCGAATTTAAAAACGTTTGCTGTCTTCTTCTTAAGGAAGTCATAAAGCTTCCTTTGATTTTGTTGTATACGCCTTTGCCTAAGCTTTTAAGCTCGCCTCCGAAATCTAAACCGGTAATGCCGTATTTATCGAGGATGCTCTGGAATAACTTCTTCGGATTAGAAACGAGATTCCAAACGTCGACGGCAGTGTCTTTTACCTTCGTTACGACGTTTTTTGCTCCGTCCTTCAATTTTCCAGCTGTACCTGCGACCGTGCTCTTCGCTTTACTAAAAACATTCTTCGCAGTATTCTTCACTTTACCTACGAATCCACCGATTCCGTCAATCGCTTCGTTAAGCCAACCCTTTCCGGACTTGTATGCCGGAAGACCTTGACGCATTAGTTTCTTTGTATTAGGCCCGGAAATGACTTGCGATCCTTTCGGTAAGTTCGGTATTAACGTGTCAGTAGCCGGACTTAAAAAAGATCGACCACTTGGCAAAACGACAGCTTCCTGCATTCCGCCATCACCAACGATTGCAGGTCCGCCCGGATGTCCAGAGGCTCCGGTACCTTGTGCGTACTTAGGCGCCCATAACGGAAGTTGCGAATCTTTCATGTTGACTTTGCGCAGAACCCAGTTGATTCCGCCGATAACATTATTAACGACGCCTTTCATCTTACCGATCATGCTTTTACCTAGACTAGCAATGCCGGAAACAGCTTTATGGGCCATATTTCGGATGCCTTCGCCAATTCGTCCTGGAAGCTTTTTCGCTCCATCAACAATCGAATCAAATCGACTTGTAATCGAATCTTTCAATTGTCCAGCGAGCTTAACCACCGCATTTTTTGCTGAGTTCCAGCGCGACACTAAGCCGTCTTTCAAAGCGACCGCTGATTTGATGACACGATTTTTAAGATCGACGACCTTCTGACCGGCTTGATCCCGAAGCTGAAGGAATTTTCCTACGGCTGAGTTCTTCAATTTCGTTAGTAAATCAAGGAATGCGAAACTAAGTGACGTCACTCCTGACATAATCCGCTTAATGATCTCGCGTCCCACTGCAACGAATGCGATGGCGATTATACCAACTGCAAACCCTGCAGAATCGACGATTATTTTTCCGAGTTTATCCATTAACGGCTTACTTTGTGCGCTTTTCGCTACGTTATCTACGATCTTCTTGCCCGCGTTCTTCACTTCCGGTTTTTCTGGCGCGAAGGTAAAAAAGTTGCTGATCGCCTTTCCCCACCCGCTTAAAACGGCTGTTATCTTCGCTGGGATTGACGTGAACCACGCAGAAATAGACGACCACCAATTCGCTAGAGACTTATTGGATTCTTCAGGCCGTTTCGTAAACCATCCGCTTATGACTTCGCTCCATCCCGTTAGCTTGTTCGTAATATCCGTCTTTCTCTGCTCGAACCATGACCCTATAGTTTGCCCCCATGCGTTGAACTGATTCTGCGTCCGCTCCGGTATGCCGGTGAACCAATTGCCTACAGCGTCTCCTAATTCTCCGGCCTTCTTTACGATTGTGTCACGCATAGTAGTAAAGTAGTCGCCTATACCTCGGCCCCACTCGCTAAACTGACGGATGTTTTCTTTATTTTGTTCATCGCCCCAATCCGCTAGGGCCTGCTTCCATCCTTTCAGCTTCTTTATGATACGGCCGGGCAACGAAGTAAACCAATCATCTATTGCAACACCCCATTCGTTCAAGGCTTCGGTAACGGTCGCCTTACTTCCTCGGAACCATTCCCCGACGTTCTTTCCGAGATTGAAGCTCGTATCGAAAAGACGAGAAGGCAATGATTTAAACCACTCGGCAGTAGCCGCTCCCCATTCTTCCAACTTCGACTGAGTTGCGCCTGGTAGTCCTGTAAAGAAATCGATAATTGCGATCTTCCACTCGCCGAGTTTCTTAACTGTTGCGTTTTTCATGCCCGTCAAAATCGGGCCGAAGATGTCCTTAAGACTCCGAAATAAGTACGCGCAATATCCTGCGTATCCTTGCCTGAATCAGCTATCGTTTTCTTGACAGCCTCGAATGCGCCAGAGAAGTCCCCCGCCAAAAGATTCGTGAAAATTGAGATAACGTTTGACGTATACGTAACGATTCCGCGTACCATTTTCTTCGCGACATCGAAAAACAATTTCAGCGATTGACCCATTTTTTCAAGAACCGGTCCGAATCCCCACTGCTCCGCTTTCTCGCGAATAATATTCGTTATATTGGTTAATTCGGTTCCCCACATTTTTTTAAATTGCGTCAGGTATACTTTGCCTACGTTGACAATTGATTTTCCTAGATTCTGCATCATCTTAACGTAAAGCTGGCCGGCTTTCTTAAAGTCACCGCTGAAAAGCGCTTTAAATACCGCTATCCCATCGCTCACATACCTAGTTATGACCTGCCATACCGACTTCGTAATCTCGATCATGCTTTCAAAGCCATCGCGAACCTTATTCATCGCATAATTTACGCTGGTCCGAAACCATTCGACCTTTTTATACGCAACAACAAACGCCGTACCTAGCGCAACTATAGCAGCTATCGTGATTCCTACGGGTCCTGTTATGGCCGCTAGAGCAGTACCGAAAACTCCCGCAATTCCTCCCGCGCTAGCTAATGCGAGACTGAGCGCCCCAACCGCTTCGATCAATGCACCGATACCTGCAGCCATCGAGCCGAATCCGGCTAACACCGCTCCGAACGTCATTATGATACCAAGGATCGCAGCTACAACCGCCGCAGAAATCGCGATAAACTTCTGCATTCCAGGTGATAGACCGTTAAACGCGTCCAGTAATTTTTGCAATCCTCCAACCACTGCGCTTATAACAGGCGTTAGTGCATTTCCGATATTAATTTGGGCCGTTTCAAATGCGCCGGAAAGTTCTTCAATTTTACCCTTTAAATTGTTCATACGTTCGGCTGCGACGTCCGCGGCTTTGATTTTACTCATCGCTTTCGCCATTTCATTGAAGCCTTTTGCTCCCTGTTTTCCGAGAATCAATGCTCCACGAATCGCGTCCGATCCGAAAATAGTATATAGCGCTTCTTGTTTGTCCTTCGCAGTCATTCCATCGAGTGCTTTCGATAGTTCCCCGGATATCTCTGTCATCGTCCGAATATTACCGTTTGCATCGAAAAATTTATTATCCATTATTCCGAGTGCATTAGAAGCCTTAGAGAACGCCTTTTCAAACTTATCCGTCCCCTTTTTTAAGCCGGTGCTTTTCTCTACGTACCTATCTAAAGCGTCGTAAATATCGCCTAAGTCCTTGCTCGCCGGCTTAAATCCTTCTTTTGAAAGAACTTTGAAAGCTTTATTCGTATTCAACGCCACTAAACCGAGTGACTCCATCGTCGTATAAGCGCCTTCTGTCATCGGAACCAAACGACTAAGCATCGTTTTAAGTGATGTACCCGCGTCCGATCCTTTAAGACCGTTTTGCGCAAATACAGCGAGCGCCGTCGCCGTGTCTTTAAACGTCAATCCCATTCCGGCAGCTACCGCGGACGTCATCGCCAGGCCATATTTCATTTCCTGTACGTCGGTGGCCGAAGAGTTCGCCGCCCCCGCCAGGATATCCGCAGCTTGGGCCACGCTTAGATTATCGTCTCTGAACGCGTTTAAGGCCGTTGAAGCTATTTCCGCCGCATCTGCGAGTTCTAGACCGCCTGCGGTTGCGAGTGATAGCGCCCCAGACAACCCGCCATTTAAAATATCCTGCGTCGATACACCGGCCTTAACGAGCTCCTCCATGCCTTGCGCTGCTTCTAACGCGCTGTATTTTGTATCGGCTCCGAGCTTGATCGCCAAGTTCGTTAAGGCTTCGCTGTACTTGTTCGCATCATCCGGATTCATAACCGACTTTACATACGACATCTGCTGTTCGAAGTCCATCGATTTCTTAGTCGCCAAACCAAGTGCCCCGCCAATAGCCACCGCAGCAGCACCGAAAGACATGGCGATTTCAGATCCGATCGATTGCATATTTCCGCCAAAAGTACGCATACGAGCGCCTGTTTCGTTAGCTCGATCTCCCATGCGGCTCCATGCGTTAGCTTGGCGTTCAATTTGCGTGTTAGTCGTTCTTAGCTGCGCTTGGGTTTCTCTCAATTGCGCCGTTGCTTCGTGCATTCGAGCGCTAAGTTCTTGCGTTTCTTGCGCGTCTTCTCCTTTGGCTCGTTTTGCTTCGAGATACAAACGGCGAAGGTCTTTAAGGCGCTGCTGCTGAAGATTCATCGATTTATTTAAGTGGTCGGCTTTCTGCTCAGTTGGTCCGAGGTTGATCCGAAGTTATCAACGCCAGCCGTTGACGCTTTAAACGCCGCATCAAGCGCACGCATTTTCGTCGTGATCGTGTTGACGCTCGCGTTTAGCTTAGCGCCTAGCTGTGCGAAACCTGTACTCTGTTCCTTAATCCGTTTGTTGACGAGATCGAGTTGGTCCTCGGTTTTCCTCATGGCCGCTAACGCCTTGTTGTACTGCGTTAGTAACCGAACGGAGGCAGCCGCATCTTTTCCTTTTGTTCGCGCGCTTTCTTCGTACTGACGCTTAAGATCGGTTAGTTTCGCTTTGTGTACTTGTAGCGTTCGATTTAGTACGTTCGCTTTCTGATTAAGAGTATCGAGACTATTATCGAATTTACCTGCGCCTGCCATAGTCGCCTTGAATTCGCTATTAAGCGCACCGAGCTTTCGGTTGATATCCGCAAGGCCACGCGTTAGATCTGCGCTTTCTAGTCCGATACTGACTCGCAATGAGCCGAGTGATTCCGCCATGCTTTACCCCCTTTCCTAGAATCCTAGAACTTGATCGATATAAGCCTGCTTGGGCGGTTCTGAACGATTTATTTGTCCTCGATCGCGTTTGTTGCGGAGGTCCATCAAATCGAAGAAGAACTTAATGTCCATCTCATCAATCTGACAAAGAGGAACACCTCGTTCATACTCCTCTAAGCAGAACAGCATGAATTCTTCGTAGGGGTCTACATGTTCAGCCCCTTCGGTTAGTTTTTTGACGTCACATTGTCAAGATTTTCTTTAGATTCTTTGTATGCCGTGCCTGTTACCGCCTGGATGACTTCGATAAGCTTGTCGTTGAGCTCTGGTCCTGGGAACCCATCGTAAAGTTGTTCGTCTGTAAACTTGTTTCCGAAAACTTCCGCAGTAAATTCAACTAACGCGTCTAACGCTTCCAGACTCATGTTAGTTTCGAGATCATACTCTTTCATCAGTTCTAATGCGCGACGATACATCCGTGCTTTGATGAACGGTGCAGTAAATACTTTTTCTTCCTCATCGATTACCAATTTGATTTTTAAAGTTGCCATATTAACACTCTCCTAGTTTTTGTATTTAATGGATCAAATAAAAAGAGAGCCGGCTTGCGCCGAACTCTCCGTTGAATCTATTAAGCCCCTGAATTCTCTTCCGGAGCAGGTGTAGAAGTAGAAGGTTCATACACCGCTTTGAACCAATTATCGACAACTGTCTGGCTAACGCCTTCACCTTTCGTACATACAGATCGGCTCCAAACCTCGTCGAACTCACGACGCATGAATGTTCCGGTGATAGTATCTGTCTGGAATTCAGGCTGTCAGTCTTAGTCGCGAATGATTCTTCTTGCGGTTGGAACTTCCCTTTATAGAAGGCGTACAATTTGTAACCTCCACCGGATACTTGCGCTCTAAAAAGCAAAGCTCCGTATGGTGCTTCGTCTGTAGCTTTCTTTTCGAGGACGCCATCAGCATTAACGGAATGTCCGAGTAACAGTGCCTGCACATCATGAGCTAACTGATCGACCCCAATCTCAATTTCTGTGCCTCCAAAAGCTGTTTCGATTTCAGACGGGCCGTCATCAGCGTTCAATGTCTCGCTGTTCGTATTCGGCGACACTGAAGCTTCGATAGCTTTACCAATCTTAACCGGCGTCTCATAAGCAACACCTGTCGCATCATCCTTAATCAATTTCGCAAAGTAAATATCACGTAAACCAACCGTGTTCCTGCCAAATTTATTCCTCCTCTGTATTTTGCGCATAATAAAAACGGAGCACCTTGTGGTAGATCTCCGTTTCGTTTTCGTATAGGTCGTACTGCCCTAAGCGACCAAAGCCCGCATCAACGAGCTGTTTCTTAACGCCGGTTTCTAGCCGGGCGTATTCGCTAGGGTCCTTCGTATAAATATCAACTTGAACGTAAAAGCCCGTCGCTTCTTCAGCATCTTCCGCATTGAGTGCGCTCTTTTCGTCGTAGAAGAAAAAACGGATATACGTTTCGTCCTCTCCGCGATACTTCAGAAAAACGACGGGCACTCCCAACGGTTTAAGCGCCGAATTAACGATTGCCCGTGCACTCATCGCAATAACTCCCTTTCTAAATAGCGTCTGATTTCGCGCTGCGCTTCGTTCTTTTTCGCGTTGAAAGACGGCTCAATGAAAGGCATCGCTTGGTGTCCGGGGTGGTCGACTTCTCTTCCGTAAAACGTAGAACCGTCGCTCATGACTTTTTTGTTCTTCGCTTTCTCTAAGTGCGGACTGGTGCCGAACTCAGCGAATCGCGATATAAAGTCGAGGTCGCTCGGTCCGATTTCGATAATGTCGTTCTTAACGTCGCTGACTAGGATCTTGCTTTGTTCGCTAGGTTTTCTCGCTTCCATCTCGTCAAATACCGGTTTTGCGCCGGCTTCGAGAGCGCCTTTCTTAACGGATTGAGCTTCTCGGCCCATCCGATTAAGCCGCGCCATTAGTTCGCGCATACCTTTAACGTTTGATCTCGAACTCACTTAACGTTGACCTCCTCCCCGATAATCGTGAAGGTAACGTTCGCTTCGTTATCGTTGATGATGCTTTTAATCTCGAACTCGCGTCCACCATATTTAACGCGCATCTTATTGTTGAGCAGCGAATTCATCCGCTTTGAATACCGAATGATAAATCGGGTCGTCCTCTCGGCCTGAATCGTAGCCGCCGCGATATATTCCCGGCCCTGTAACGTCTTTACTGCCGCCCATACCGTAGCGACCTCCGTCCAGCCGTCGATCTCAAACCCTTCATCATTCGTTGTGTTTCCGTATTGCAAAAACGTGATTCGCTTGTTTAAACTTCCGATATTTACCGCCATAGCCTCACCTCAATTGAAGGATCATACCGGCGATTTTTGTGCCGCTGTTGGCTGTCGTCCTATTTTCGTAGGCATCCGCAACAAAGATCAGCGCCGCCATTTTGTATAGGTCCGATTCGGTATCCTTTACGCCTGCGTTTTCCATGTGCTTGGCTGCTGCGGAAATAAAAAAGGAGACGAGGTTGTCGTCCTCATCTCCGTCAATCCGCAAGTATTCTTTTGCTTCCTCAAGCGTAAGAGCCATCGTTATTCACCTGCCGGTGGTGTCGGTTCGTTAACCGTGATTGCTACCGTTTTCTTAACCGAAGGCTTAACCTTAGACGCGACTGTGATCGTTGTTGTGCCGGCCGCTTTAGCCGTTACTAAGCCTGAGCTTGATACGGTTGCTGTTGCGGTGCTACTAGACGTATAGGTCACGTTTTGGTCTGCGCCTGCTGGCGAAACCGTTGCGTTAATCTGGTACGTATCGCCGACCGTTAAGGTCTTGGAAGATTCCGTTACATTAACGCTTGTAGGCTCGGTCGCTAACGTTGTAACCGAAAGCTCGGCGCTAAGTGGTGATGGATCACCGACGTTAGGAATTGCGCGAACCTGGTATTTATACGTTGTTAATTGCGTCAAGCCGCTATCTGCAAACGATGTTCCTACGCGTGTTCCGATTGATACTCCGTCCCTATATACTTCGTATTCTTTGATGCCCCCATTAAAGGTTACGGCGTCCCAACTAAGGGACACCGATGTGTCTTTAGGAGTCGCCGTTAACCCTTGGGGCGCATTAGGGCGCAGTTACGACAGACGCGATACGGAAAGCAGATTTAAGTTTGATTTTGTGATCGAACCAAGCAGTCAGCACGAATAAGTTTTCGCCTGTGCTGATGTCTTTGTCGCTTTCGTAAGTGATCGCTGGATCGTAGTTAAAGTGAGAGTAACGGAAGTCACCGACGATTGGTTTAACCGCAGCATCAGAGAATACAACCGGTTTACCTATGATTTGCTCTGGCTGGGCGTTGTAAAGAGTTGTGCTGCCGTTTGCAAGAGTTTCGATCATTTCAAGGTAATCCGCATAAGTCATCATAACTTTGGCGTTCTCGCGGAAATCTTCTGGAAGATCGGCGATTGCCGCTTTGATTGCTTTATACGTGCTGTCTCCCTGAACTTCTTTGATTCCAGCGCCATAGAATGACATTTCTTCTTCGCCAGCTTTCGGAGTCACAGCGAAAGAAACTTTCTTTTCTTTTGCAGCCAAACCGGACTGAAGTGCTCTTTCAACTGTTGATACTAGGTTTGTATCAGTCGCAGCTAAGATTGTTTCAGAAACTTTAGCTTTAACTTTGAACTTACGACGGCCGAAAGTAACTACTGAACCTTCGACTTCTAGCTCTTTAGCAGTCTGTGTATCTTGAATGAAGTCGTCATCATCCAAAGAAAAGTCCACTTTAGGGATCTCAAGATTCGTAACGCTAGTGTAAGTTGATACACTGCGTAGTGGGTTTGTTACAAAAGGCTCATGGATTAGCTCTTCAGAAACAGTTTTCGGCAGCAATTTTTCTCCGCCAGTTCCGTTGTTATCTCCAAGAGTCGCACGTACTTCCTGTGCTGGAACTTCACGGCGAACCGCGGCACGGATAAGTCCGGCTTTAGCTGCGATTTTACGAATGGACGGGTCAGAGCTTTCAAGACCTGCGCTTGCTCCTGCATTTGCTTTTTCCAGTGAAGCTTGAATTTTTGCTTTCTGCTCTGCTTCTTTCGCATCATGCTGGTTTTTCAAAATGTCATAACGTTCTTTCAAATCTTGTTTCTTTTGTTGAAGTGCTTTTAATTCATCCGTAGCCACGCTAGGATTTGCAGCTTTATTTAAAATATCTGTTTCTACAGACGCAAGCTGTGCGCCGATCGTCTGTAAATTCGCTTTAAGGTCGAATAATTCCATTAATATATTCCTCCATCACTTTTTAATTTGAGTAAATGTGTTTCCGCTTCTGCGGCAATTTGTTGGCGGAATCTCCGTTCTTCTTCCGACATGCCCGCAGGCTGCTCGGACTTAAAGACGTCCGGAGTATTCCGGTAACTCGCGAATAACTTCGTATCTACTTCGCAGCCACTTGCTTAGGCGCTTCGATGCTGTCGCAAAGCCTAATTCGAGACATTCTTGCGCTGTAAGCCACGTTTCAGCGTCCAAAAGCGCGATTAATCGGTCGCGATCGAGCTTTTCGCCTGCTTTTCCGAGATAAGCCTCGATAAGACTTTCGCGAATACGGTCCATGTCATCGGCCTGCTTGCGGAGTTCGTCCGCGTTTCCCTGCGCTAACGTCCACGGATTGTGAATCATCATCATCGCGTTTGCGGGCATAAAAATAGCGTCACCGGACATTGCGATGACGCTTGCGATACTGGCCGCTAGCCCGTCGACGTAAACGTTAACGTGGCTTTGTGCCGCTTTATAATGTTGTAGATCGAATTTCCTTCGAAAACGGACCCGCCAGGCGAGTTAATATAGATATTCAGCGTTGAAACGTCGCCAAGTTCGTCTAAATCCGCCTTAAAAGTCTGCGCTGTTACTTCGTCGCCCCAAAATTGAGCCGAACTGATTTCGCTGTAAATGTAAACTTCGCCAGCCTTAGCATCATTCTTCGCCGCTTTGATTTCCCAGAACTTCTTTATCGTCCTCACCTCCTTTCGAGTCTTCGTTAGTCTTTAACGTTGGAGGCGTTGGCGCGTCGGTGCTCGTGATTTTCTGCTGCGCGACTTGATCGATCGGGAATAAGTCTTTGCTTAAATAAAGCGTATCTCCGCCCTTTTCTGGCGGTAAATCCTCCCACGCACGCACTTCATTCGGCTTAAACCAGCCGCTCCGGATGCCTTGTTGATAGAAATTACCGCGAGTCTGCATGTCTCCACGCAATAACGCGTTCATACTGAACTTAAAATAATAACCGGCCTTGCGTTCCTTTTCGGTCAGTAATTTCCGGTTAAATTCCTTCTCGTATTGAGCTGCGATAGGCATCAGCGTGCCTTGTACATAATCGATGTAAAGTTGCTCCATGTTCGATACGCTGCCTTGCGTTTCTCCGAGCATATATAACGGAATGTTAAAAGCCTGTGCAACCCTGGAACGGGTCACTTTTTCGACCTCAAACGCCTTTGTATCGATGAATTCCTTCTTTAAATCCTTAATTTCAACGCCAGGTTCTTGAATTAAGATGCCGCCATTGTTCGAATAGAAGTTTCGAAAGTTCTCTAACATCGCCGTTTTCCGGTCATCATCGAGTTGGTTGGCGACTTTGAGAATAAACGATATCTTGGCGCCGTCCATCTGTTCGAGACTGAACGTCCTTACATCGCGATCAAAGTCGAGTGCATTCCGCAGTACCTTTAACGGCGATATTCCTTTCAGTCCGTCAACGGATACATGCTTAACGTGAATGATATCCATGTTATGAACGAAGTAATTTCCGTTATCACCGAATATCTCGTACCAGAGCTCGCGAGTCGATTCTTCAATGACCGGCTGCACTCTCGAAGGGTCTAAAACGTCCAATCCGATGACTCATAACGCATTCCATACCGTTTTAACGCGTATCCATCCCCTGAGATGTTCCGATGCGTCTCTAAAAGTCCGATCATTTCACCGGAAGTCATGTTATGGTTCGGCGCGTACGTTAATAGTTCGGATGCCTGCGACTCTATCGGCTGATAATTTTTGTACGCTTTGATCGGTAAACTTGCCATCGTATTTGACAGCCGAGATACAGCCGAAAAGACTGTTTCGTTATCTGCCAGCGTTGTCTCTCCGTAGTTGCCGAAAATACTGGCGCGAGGAATAAACCAATGCGGTAGGTCCTTTTTAACGGCCGCCTTTGCTTCGGTTGCGCCTCCGAAAAAGCTTCGTACGTTGCTCCAAAAGCCATATTCTCACCTCCTAACCGTTTAATAGATCGTTAATCGAGATAAACCCGACGCTTCCGCCTCCAACCGGCTTCGTCATGTCGAGATATACCTGCGAATGGGCGTTAAGGAACGCAGCAAAGCCGTCTATTTTCCGGTAGCGCGTCTGTTTGGTCGGCAGCCAGTTTCCGTTGCGATCTTCGACCAGCTTGACGTTGTTCAAATACCACGTAAAGAGTTTGTTCTCGTTATATACGACTCTTCCGTCGAGCAGTAATTCTTTAACGTTCTTCAACGGGTCGCTCAGCGTAATGTAACCCTGCCGCACGACTTCCGTTTGAAATCCGTAATTCTGCAGGTCTTGCACCAACCGCATCGCATTCGCTGGGTCAAACGTGATCTTTTCGATCTGATATTTGCGTGACATTTCAACGAACCAATCGTAAACGTACTCGTATTCCACGTATTCGCCCGGAATAATCGTCAAATAACCGTCGGTTTCAAACCCACGGTAGTCGATTTTTTCATTATCTTTTTGTACTTTTGCCGCGGGAACCCAAGAATGAGACAAAACAAAAACGCGATTATCCGGCAAGATAAATTCAAGACACGCGCTCGTAAAGTCTTCCGTTTGCGATAAGTCGAAGCCGCCGATACATCTCATGCCGCGCAACGATTCCGGATCTACATGTCCGTTATTACGCTTAATGACTTCGAAGTCGATAAAGCTTTCTTCGCCGTTGTCAACGAAGATATTGAACCGCTTGACCAGCCAATCGTTGTATTCGCGAGGAACGTGACGGTCCGCGTTAAAGTCTTGGATCATTGACGGAATATCCATCGTTACACCGATGTTTGGGTTCGCTTTGATCCACATTTCTGGGTTTTCGGCCTCGGATATGTCGTCTAATTCCGCCATAAAGTAGAAATTTCGCTCCTGTACGTTGCTTCCGTCAAGAACATCGGAGGCAATTTCGTAATATTCGACTAAGGGACCGTCCAGCTGATAGCCTGCCGTCGTAATGTAAATGATTAACGGCTGGGTCCGCGCAGCCCTTGAGTTCTTGATTACGCTGATAAGCTTCGAATCTTTGAATTCGTGGATCTCATCGAATATGCCGAGGTGCGTATTCAAGCCGTCCAACTTTTCGCTATCAGACGCCCGCGCTTCGATCTGACTCATTGACGCGTCGTGATAAATGCCTTTCTGATTTTCGCGAATATGCTTACGAAGCTTCGGCGATTTTCTAATCATGGCGCGACTCTCTTCGAAAAGAACGCCCGCTTGCTGTTTCGAGTTGGCTAAAACGTAGGCTCTGGCGCCTGGTTCGCCGTCTTTTGTTATCGCAAAGTTGGCTAATCCGCTGATTTTCGTTGTTTTTCCGTTCTTACGGCCGACAAATATCAGGCCTTCGCGGAAACGTCGCAGCTTGGTATCGCGATGAACCCATCCGTACAGCGACCCAATTACGAAGTGCTGCCACGGCTGAAGCGTTAAGTTTGAATACCGGCCTTGCGAAGGCTTGCAGTAACGCTCGATAAATTGTATCGGCCGGTGCCCTTTTTCTTCGTCAAAGACGTAAGGGAATTCGTCTGTGCCAGCGCGTTCAAGATCACGAAGGTGACGTTTGCAAGCGAGAATATTTTTCTTGCTCGCGACTATTTCACCTGACGCTACCTTTTCCGCATACCAAGTCGTCAGCAACTTTTCGGACGGTTTTTCGCGTATAAATCCGGCTATTTTTTGCGTTTTTAGCCAGTTTTCGTACCATTTTTCGACCTCTGTAGCGTTAGAATTTACTGAAATCGTCGTCATCGTCATCACCGCCTGCGTTTAATTCCTTGCGTTGTGCCGGCGTAAGATCGAGCGATTTCAGAAGGTTATTTAACGTCGTAACCGTCTTCGTAAGCTCAATCGCTAACGGATTTTTGACGAGGTTTTCCGCGCCTGCCTTGTTCGTATGCCGCATCATTAAAGGGTTTTCCGCCACTTCCTTTTTTAATCGGCGGTAGAACTTATGCGTATCGATGTAAAGATCGATAAGCTCTTCGTCCGATTCCGTATACCTGTCGCCAAGATATTCACGCAGTCTTTTCGCAGTGGGTACCGCCATATGATCGCTCCTTTCATCCGGGGATTTACCCCCTTTAATGTAAAATTTCCGGTCGCGCTACAAGCGAAGGGGCCGCCGGTCCCTACGTTTTTGCCTTCGAAATCCCAGCGGTAGGGGGGCTATAGCTCCGGATTAGCCTGCGCCTTCACCACGTTTATTCTGCGCTTCTTAGCCGCCTTGGCCACCGGTCCAGCGCCTTTTTCCGGGTGCCTTCGGTTGTGGCACGGATTGCACAAACTTACGAGATTTTCGAGTGTTAGCGCAAGCGCCGGATGATCGCGCAGTTCTTTGATATGATGAACCGTCTGAGCCTTCGTTATCTTACGTTCTTTGAGGCAGTCTTGGCATACGCCGAGGTCGCGCTTCAGTGCCAACGCTCTGCATTCCGTCCATGCCTTCGACTTATAGAACGCTCGTGCTTCGGGATCGCGCTTGTGCTTGTCGTAGTAGTTATGCGCCATAAGCCCGTTCGCCTACCGCCAGTTCCTTCGTCTCTACAACCAGAGCGCCTGTGCTATCCTTAGTGTGTTTGATACGGTAATATGTAGAGCCGCATTGGTCTGCGTCTTTAGTACGCCACTCGAAGTCTACCGCAATACGACCGGTAATTTCTTCGCCTTTGTATACGATGCGTGGTATCGATTGTTCATCCGTTAGTTCTATCGTTAATAGGTTCGGTGTATTCTCGCGTATTAATTGGTCATACAATCTATCCCCGAAAGAATCCTTCACTCTTACGAATCCTGTTATAAGGTTGCCGCCTCGACTCAATGCGTCGATTACGTCTTGAGGTACACCTTCATCGCAGACAAACCTATCACTAGGAGTAACCCACTTCTCGCTGAGATGAGATCTAACCTTTACATCTGGGTGCTCTGTTTTGTAGTAGGCTAACATGGTGCGGTGAACCATAATTTCACAGTCATATTTACGAGCAAACTCAATAAGCGCGGTGGTCTTTCCTAAACACCTTTGTCCGGACCTAACATACACCAACTCGCGGTCAACTGCCGCCTTCTCAAGTGTCTCTAAGATACTAAACTTAGCCAGGTTTAACCTATACTCCATACACTCCCACCCCTTTCATATACTAAAGCGTCAATCACTGTAGAGTGACTTAGGCTGCAACACTGTTCTCGACCTTCTCCGAAATAGAGGCGAACTTCCTCAGATAGAATGATTGCCTATGCTTCGGGAGTTGTTTTATATATCTGTTCACATGCGTAAGGCGAGTCTCTCCGTAAACTCTGTCTTCGTCCGGACCGATTAAGTAAACGATTATAAGGTTACGACAGATCGCGTTGTATTCATGTAAAGTAGGCGATTGGCAATTAATAACGCGCGAGTGGCTTAGCTTAGCGTCCATCCAAACTCCGTTCTTAAAAGTAAAGTCCGGTCTATGTTTTCCGTGACTCATGCGTTTGTAAGAAATCCCGAGCTCCTTTAAAAGACCGGATAGAACGCGTTCGAATTCGTGACCACACCTAACAGATACATATCTATCCTTTTTAACGGAGCTATAAGGGATGCCGGCGGCCTCTACTGCGTGTGCATACTTACCGAATAAGGTCTCACTTCGCAGTCTCAATGAGTCATCTGTAGCTTTTATCGAATTGTAATTTAAAGGAAGCCCTTCTGTATGTCTGCGCTGTATCTCGTTAATAACTGATTCCTCTGTCGGGTACTTTCTTGATCCTCGTTTCGGATTCTTTGCCATATGCGTTCTCCTACCTTTCGCGTATTTTTCCTACCGGTTAAGGTGCGATGCGGCTCGCACGTGGTAGGCCGTCTCCTGCCGGTAGCTAATCGACAGTTGAGCCGCAAACACAAAAAAGGCGACCGACAATATGCCGATCGCTTTCGTTCTGTCTGCGGAAACACAAACAAACTTAATGAAATTCAAAAATTGGGGAAGAGGAAGAAAAAACGACGTATAGTATCCATGAGGTTATCGATTCCTTCCTCACTAAATACAGATAAAATCCACATGAAACATAGGTTTTTGTAGCAGATAAGAATTAATTTTGTATGTTGAGAGGAATTAGTTACACTTCTTTATCCAGTAAAAATCACCGGACAATAGTTCTTTGAAACATAGCGCCCCTACGTCGCTTTGCTCCTACGGGCCGCAGATATTATTTATTAAGTACCTTGATCGCGATAAGGTTTTAAAGAAATGAATATCACCGCCGAAGTGAGCGAAGCGAACGGCAGGCGGAAGGTGTTAGAGATTTAAAGAATAGATGTATTATAGATAAGAGGAGATTTACTAATAAAAACGCTACAAACACAGTCGTACCAACGATTCACTCCACTTTTATACCACGACATATTTGATACGCAACTCGCCGACTACACGACATATTTGATACGCAACTCACTCCGAACGGTCTAATTCACGGAAATGTCCGCGGACTGTATTCGTATATTCCGTCTCTTTTTCTGCGCGGAACATAACGTCCGGGTTAACGACAATCGCCGAATTCCTCGCCTGCATCTTCATAACGAGGTTCGCCTTCATAAGTGCGCTCATGTGCCGTTTAACAGTCGGTAAGCTTTCGCCAATCACTTCCGATAGTCTCTCCTGCGTCATGTGCTCGATCGCTTCGCCTTGCGACGTCGGGTTCTCACATAGGTAGTATTCCGTTTGGTGAAAATACGGCAACATCTTATATAGAAGGCCGCATTCTTGAAGCGTTAGATTGCGTATACGACGCTTTGTTTCCTGTTGGTATAGTTTCGTATAGGTTGCGCCAGCGATCGTTTTGCCGATACTGTGAAAGCTCTCTGATACGTAATACTGCGTTCCGGCTCCGTGTCCCTCCCGTATGATCGCGCCGGCAGTGGTCAGCTTTGTCATAGTGCGGCTTGCCTGGCGATCACTCTTTCCGATAATCTCCGCAATTCTTTCGAGGTTCATCGGCTTTCCTTTATCAAATAATAGTCCGTGTTTTTGAAATTTAAGATACGGCAGCAGCTTAATAAGAGCGCCAAGCTCTGATAGTGATAATGACGCCGTAAGCTCTTTAACGGGCTCGTCGTAGCAATTAACGTAGTATTTTGATGCGCGTTCGGTGTTTTGCCGTTTAATGTAGTTATATCGACGACGGCTCTCGATCTGTGCATTCGTTATAAACTGACCTGTTTTCCCGTGTTTATCCATGTAGTAGGGTCCGCTGATATGGTGCAGCTCCGCGTCAGGCTTTTCCGTTTTAATCTCCGCATATTTTCGCTGCCATTCCTTTAGTTCCGGTTTTCTCATATAATTACCCCCATCTTTTTTATTTAGCTGACAGACCTGCCTATGAAGCGAAGCCGCCGCCCTTGAATGCGATATAACCTACCGGCCCCAGCCGCCCACGTTTCCGCCATGCTCGATACTTCTCGGAACACATAGATTTCACTTTGCCGCGGTAATCTACGTTGTCGTAGTATTCGCGTGTCTGTAGGTTGAAGCGTAAGTATTCGTCGAGGTAGCACGTCACAGACCGGCCGTTCGTGTAGTCGAGGTATATGCGACCACATACCGGACACTGTTTCCACCGATTGGCCCGTATCCATTTAAAGTCACGCCAAGTCAATTCTCCACCTGGCACCTCTTTTTCGAGAATCATATCAAGCACTCCGCGATAATCATTAAGATCGCTGCGCAGCCCGTCAAAGGCCGCGCGGAAATCTTCAATACTATCAAAACGGTCTCCTAAAATAACGCTGAATTCATATGATATATTGGAGTAAAAGCGTCGCTTCCACTCCGGATGTCTCTTTTCGATTACAGGTACAACGGGTGATTTCGGCATGTCCTTTTCCTCCTTACTTATAGATAGGTTTCCACTGTGAACGAGTTTTTGAAGTGCCGTCATCGTTAACTGTTATTGACTTTCTACGACCGACTACACCGTCTTTTCTAATCGCGCCCCAACCCGGTTTCGGATTATTATCATCGCCCTCGTCTACTAGGAATACGCCCCATTTTCGGTAAGCCTCTTCGAACGCTTCTTTTCCGCTGAATGTGTATTCTTCTACGTAATCCGGAAAATCTCGTGGAAATACAGGCGGCCCGTCTTCAAGTTGCCGTAAGGTTTCAGCAGCAAGAGGATCGCGAGGGTTTTTCTCGCTCAACCAACGCATTAAAGCTCTCTGTACTTCACAAGTAAACGAATATACCGGCGCTTCTCCGGCGCCTACGGCGTTTAACCACTCGCCAAGTACGTCAGGCCCTTTAGCTTTAAACGGCTTATATGGCGGTAATTTCTTCGCCCTATAACCGAGCATCACAGCGGCAATGCTTTCCGGTGAGGCTTCGCGTATACTTTTTACTTCTGTCCCTTTGAGCTTCAGTAACGACATAATGTCTACATCAGCTAACTCCAAGAAATATGAAAGTGCGAGAACTTTCCGTTCTGTAGCGTCAAGAATGTCAGTATCAAGCGCAGACCTTAAATCATTGAGCATAGTTACTGTAGCTTCGTCTGTTTTGCTTTCAATGTAGTTGTACATAGATAATAGACGGATGATTCCGTCCTCGTCATACAAATACTCGTCCTCTCTTTGTGCTACTTTTGCGTGATAGATTGAGCCTTTACCCATTTTCCGTATCCCCCTATTTTTAAAAATTTAGTTTGCAAAACCGAACAGTTTGTGTTATAATTTAAAATGGATAGTACTATGGGTATTTAAATATAAAATCAAAATAGATACTTAGAAATTTCCTTAACATACGCAAACGCCCACTCCGTCGCTTTCGCTCCTTCGTGTACGCAGATATTTATATATTAAGTTCTTTATCGCGATAGGTACTTAACTACTTACACATCCTTTATAACTAATATCTGCGATGTCAAAGGCGTAAGCATTTGGCTCGCTATTATTTGTTTCTCTTTTACGTATTGCTCTTTTACGTCTTTCTCTTTTTACAATGTGTCCTGCGCATATCACCGGTAGTATGTCCTGCGCATACTATGCGTCATATCAACGTTTGCGGCGCTTCGGCATGTACACGCTAAAGTCCGGAACGATCTTCTCACCGTCTTCATTAACGATATATCCATCGTCAGTTATGTGCGGACAGAACGACGGAAAGTACCACTTAAAGCGCTTCGTCCCTTCGTAGTGTCCGGTCGTCCGTATAATCCCGTTCGTCTCTAAGATCGCGGCCAGCAGATTGATTCGGTGCTTTTCAATCCGCAATCGTTGCTGGATAGTTTCATAATTTAAGAAGCAAGCGCCGAACCTGTCGTTGATGGTGCCGTCACTGCGCGTATAGTTACCGTCAATATACGACTGCAGCAGAAAGTAAAACGCCACCACATCGCGTATCTCCGGCTTACGTTTGTAATCGGCATAGGCTTGCGCTGTTCCTGTTCGCCTCCACCAAACGCTAATACGTTACTCATTCGCGTACCTCCTCGATTGATACGATATTCTGTAGCGCTTGAACAATAATCGGCGTGCTGTCGTAGCCGGCGCCAGATGCTCCGACATGATACTGCAAGCGAGCATCGATTTAGCGATCTGCTTATTAGGCGCTGTAACCGTTTCTTCTCGTTCGCCTGCCGCCGTCCCATACCCGGTAAATTCGGGCATTGGGAACGCATAGATATCGTAAGGGTCTGCGAGCTTAAATAACGGCTTTATCGTCGGTTTATAGACAATTTTGTAAGTTTTCATAGGCTTTCAATCATCTCCTTAAGTTGTTCAATGTAATTTTCCGCACCACAGTCGTAGATTGTAACGCCTGCATTTTCCATAAACTCTGCCCACTCTGGGACGGCTCCAGAGACGGTAAACGCCATATCGGATATTACTGACATACATGAAAAGGCGTCAAACTCAACTGATTGCGGAAGGTGCCCATCCAACTCCTGTAACAAATTGATCAGCTTTCGCAGGGTCTGGAAGTTCGTTTCAAAAAGGAGGATAAGTCCGCTGATTCGAACACTTGAACCGCAGTGTTCTGGCAGGATTTATTGTCGCCCAGACACTCCATAAGGCTTTTCTCCCCAAGCTTTTCCACCCCGAGCGCCAAAATGATCTCATCATCAATGCGTTTGAGCTTTTCAACTTCGCAACCGTGATTCAGTAGCATCCGGAGTGCAATGTAATAGCGACTTAGCTCGTCCAGGAACTTGTCTACAATAACCGACCTACGCATCGCTTCTTCGACACTCGGAACGTTCTCCCAATCGCCATTTACTGCGGCTTCAAGCGCATCAATCATAACGTCATAGCTTACATTGCCGCACTCCACTTCGTATAAGAGGTCGTAAATGATTTCCGGAGGACCATCTACGCCAAACAGTGCCTCATCCAGTAAAAAGGTACGCCCCTCCGTCAGATCGATGGTTGCGTTTCTACCGAACACCTTCTCGAAATCATGCTCCTTTTTATAATCGTTGCGACGTCCGTCCAAGATAACAGTAATAAGATTGCGTTCGATTTCAGTAAACTTTTTCATTAAAAATTCCCCCCTGTTTTTTGAGTTTTATAGTTTAAATCGTCGAGTGCGGCAGGTACACTCCCGGTTTGATTCAATTAACGCAGTAGCCTTCGCCTCTATCCGCCCAATATGCGTAAATTTCTGCGATTTTATTTACGGCAGCAGTTACGTGTTTTGAGACAACGCTTCTCTCGATCCCCATTTCGTCGGCGGCTTCCCTTTGTGTAAGATCCTCGATGTAGATTAAAGTTAAAGCTCGTTTTTGAGGCGCTGTGAGCATCGCGGCGTCTATCGCATCCTCTAAGTCTAGGAGTATATCCGAAGCCGCGTAGTCGCCATTTATTCGGCTATGACAGAGCTTGTGGTAATCACGCAATAGAGAGCGTATACCTTCGGAATCATTCAGTTTATAGTCCGCTTCATATTTGCGGTGTTGGTCCGGTCTGTTTGTCGCTGAACCCATTGCGTCCCCTCCTGTTTTCATGTTAAGATATTATTGGATCTTTTTATCGTTTTTTCTTAAGTCAAAATCAAAAACTCTTTCCCCACCCTTTAGCCCTCAGCTCTGACCTTAACCGGACAATAATCGTTTGTATATGATATTGAGTAAATGCGTAATCCAAACGTTTTTCTTTCGCATAAGGCAGTTTACAGTAGATGTACGCAAACTTTTTAGACAAACCTTCGATTTTATCGGGTCTAATACGACTTAGACTACTTATGTCTACGGTTCTCCTTACATACTCACGAAGTTTCCCGTATAAGTCCTCGCCGTCCCACAACGCTATATGTCTGATTTAACTACCAACCTTTTGTTCGTACAATACAATGCCACCTCATTCCCTTTGTTATCTGCAATACTTCGAAGAGGATGTTTCTTTTTGCAAAAATGACAGTATTCAAATTTAGTACTCATTGACTTACCTCCGTTTTTATAAATTCTTTTAGACTGTCATGCCTCATTTTGTAGTTTAGAAGACTATCTGAAATAGGGACTTTTTGAATCAGTTTGTGTTCTGTTCTTTTTGATACCGGACGCTTGTTACGTTCAATCGCACTTACTGTCTTTCTGCTTATCCCCAATAAGTCCGCAAATTCCTCCTGTGTCATATTTTGATGTCTTCTTATTAATTCGAATAACTCATTCGTAATGATGGTCAAAACCTCCCTTATTGTTCCGTCTTGTGACGGAAGTCTACAAACAACAGAAAAAACATTCCCTAATTTTATAATGGTATATACCTATAATTTTGCCACATCCTATTTTCTACCAAAAACCTCAGAAACCTTGCTGTATCTGCGTTTCATGTCCCGAAAAAAAATTTCCACATCTGAAATTCACCGCCCTTATATAGATAAGCCCATCGTCGCGTCCGATTCTGTGACATTGTTCAAAAAACTTTTTTACAACCGATAATATGCACATCAAATAAATGTCGCGCAAATTTACCTCCTCATTTATAACTGCGAGTTTAACTTACGGAATGGCACATCTTTTCCGTTAACTTTTCGTCCTTCATAAATAAAACCCCATCGCTGTGCTTGAATTTGCGACATCGGATCGAAAATTTTTATTCCGTCACTTATAGATGCGTAGGAACTTCGGAAAATGGACAAAAAATTAAGCCGGCGTTTAACCGGCTTTAACTTCGCAATCTCCGTCAATTAACCTTTCCGGAACGTCCTGGACGGTTCCGGACTGCCCCTCGATCTTATAACTCTGTTTTTCGTGCTGCCAGTCGATTACCTTACCGATCATCGCTTCGGATGAGAGCCAAGTCAGTCCGCCAGTTTTAACGCCCCAATATCGCACGGTTTCGCCTGCTTTATACACGGCTTTCGCCTCCCGTGAAAAACAATCGCATGAACTGCGCGACGCTCATATCGGCTATTTCGCAACCGTTGAGCTTCTGAAGAGCCGCCGTCGTCTTTGCGAAATCAAACGCGAATGATTCCGGATGCGCCTCGTCGTATAAGTGGTAGCCGTCACCCTTCAGCGTTAGGCCGCCAGTGTCATAAAACGCAAACCTGCCGCCACCCAGCGCATCAAATGCGCACAATGCTACCGTATCCGCTGCGATGAGGTAGCGTCGTATGTTTCTTTATATGGGAAATCTGTCGATCCGTGTCGAACTAACCGTACTTTTTCTGCTTTGAATTTACTCATGCTGGCTGCGCTCCCTTCGCGCTTTTCCCGCAAGGAATAACATCAGATCAACCGCAGACATGGCCGCAACCTCTTCCAGCGTAGGAATGACGCCACTTTCCGGCACCGTGTACGCCACATCTTCGTGAACTTCCGAGAACCATCCAATTTCCGGCCCGTTTAAACCTTCGTACAGTGAGTAAAGAACGACTAAATGCTCGTTATCTTCTCCGTTTGTCATAATGAGTACGTACCCATTTCCGATATTAATTGCGTCAATTTCTTCTTCAAAACGCTTTCCGTCCTCAACCAACCAAAGATGATTTACTTTTACTTTCTCCATTTCGTTTCCCCCTCGAATTTTAATTCCGTCCGCAATCTTAGATATAAGGTACAAGAGCACGCTCTAATTCAGTCCGTTCTTTTCTGAGTGCTGATCTAGCTTCGTGCAATCGCTTATTATCTGCGCAAAGCTCCGCTAAATGGCTGTTTAACGCCGCAGCCTCTCCGGTACTCGCGTCAATTAATTCGAGCCGTACCTTAGCGATTTCGTAACTATTTTCGTGAAAAGCGAGTTCAGCTTCGCACCACTTGCGGTGGATCTCGTCTCTTTTCGCGATCAGAGTCTTTTTAGTCGACTCCTTAAGCGATTGGCAAACCTCTTCCGATAAGTTGTGCGGTGACTGTAGCGCGTAATCAATGGGGAAAACGTCCAGTACGGTGCCATTCTCGGCAATTACAAGGCGCACTCTTTCGTTATAGTTGTCGTAAACGGCTTGGCTGCCGCTTGTTGATTCGAGTGACCAAACGAACGCGGCGCCTTGAGCATATTTAGGCAATACGTTCTGTGCTTGCGTTTTTGTAAGACCGAGACGAGCTGTCGCATTTTTTACTGCTACGCGAGAAACGTTATATTTATTCATTATCGAACCCTCCGAAGTTGTTGTTTTGCGCGTCGGAATCCTCTTTCCAAACCGCCCATGTCATGCAGCCTAAGATAAACACTACGATTACCGCGGATATTTGAAATATCCATCCGAAATCGACTGGCATATCTTTAACCTCCATTCAATTTTCCGAAGATGTTCGTATACTGTTCGCTTGTAAAATCCGTTGGCAACGGATAAAATACAAAATGAGTAACTAAACCTTCGGGTTATTTTGGTTGCTTAAAATGCTGTTATGTGAGAGTAACAGCGAGTCACAAATACGATAACTCCGCCAAGAGTATAAATGTCGTGTTTGTATCTTCTAACTGAATTTGATCGGGTCGTCCTGCGCCAACAGGTCGGCCTTTTTTATTTTCTAACACGTTCGCCAAAACGTTTTTTTTATAGTGAGTAGGCCCGCCAATTTTTATCAGCGGGCAATGTTTGTTTCTACGCCCCTGGGCTTATCTCGGCCACTTTAAATTCAGACTTTTCCTCTTGCGTGGATGCCTGACCATTTTTGTTAAGATACCCTAGCGATACTAATACGGCTCCAATGGCTAAAACAGCTAACAACTTCTTCTTCAAAATTAAACTCCACCTTTTCATTTAAATTTATCGACTTAAGTGCCTCTACTTGCGCCGTGTCGACTCCAAAACACGCAAGGTCATCGGCTATTAAATTAGCAAACAAGAAATTCTTTCGACTAAAAAAGTATTTATAACCTTCATAGAGTTTTGACAGTGAGTTCTCTAATCGAAACTCAAAGTACTTTATGAAATCTGAATCACTTCTCAATTGCATTCTTTCAGCAAATCCCGCCACGCCTTTGATGGATGCTCCTTCTTTTACCTCATAGTACAAACGCGCAAGTTCTAAGTGCATTTGAGCCTCTTCTATCAAATCAGAACGTTCAATCTCCTTCATCAATTCGTAACTACGCTCTAAGCTCTTTATACAGGCCTCTTTATCCCTACCCAAGTACGTCATCCCGATACAATAATAACCATCCGACATGGTTTTATTGCTGATATTACTGTAAAGTAGAATTTTCGCAAATTTGCGTGAAGCTTCAAAATTATTAAAATGTAAGTGTACCGGCATTAATACTTCCGCCAATCGGTATATATAGCATTGTCTAAAGAAGGCACTTCTGTCTTGACCGATGTTTTGTATTTCTTTTTCGATAACATTGGCCAGCTGTAGAATGCCTAAAAAGTCTTTTTGATAGTAAAGCAAATAACATTTGTAGATATCTACTATAATCGCGAGATTTTTATCCTTTGAAATTCGAACTTGCTTAAGCAAATCATACAAGTCTAAGAAAGCAATCTCTTTCTTCATAAATTTATAAATTAAGCTGTAAATCCCATAGTACGCACTTAACGAATCGTCACCTTCAACGTCATCTAACAAATCACCCAACAAAGAGATATCTCTTTTTATTGCTGCGTATTCAAAGGCGTGCTTTATGCCTTCAGTGGTTGTAAGTAAGTGACACCATTTACTCATTTTTTCGTGATAATCCGCACCTTTACAGACTTGGGCGATCTTGAGCATAGTTATAAATCCAATAGTTCCACGATTTTTTATTTCATAAATACTACGCGCAGAAACTCCGGCCATGCGAGCAACCTCTTTGTAATTTAAATCGCTGTCCTCAATCAAGTTCAAAATTTCATCAGATAAATTTTTCAATCTTTTCCCCTTCTTCCTCGAAATGATTGTGCATCCAGAAACGAATAGAAAAACTGACGGCAATAGTTTATAATTTCCTTCGTAAAGCCCGATATAAAGCTTTTGCGGAGGTGCTTAAAAGGTGAAGTATAAGCCGGGTAGGTGTTTACTTCGCGACCGGCTGCATGAGCGAGGGCTTACGCAGACACAGCTTGCGGACAGGTCAGGGTACGACAAGAGCCACGTTTCCAAATACGTTTTAGGTAAGCAGGAGATGACGCTCAGTACCGCTAAAACGTTCGCGGTAATCATCGGATGTTCAATCGATGATCTGTACGAATGGGTACCGCAAGATTAAACGGTCGCTGACGGGATTTTAAGCATCGCCCGTCAACCGTATAGTGGCCGACATAAGCCACCTCGAAACAAAAGCGTACAAGTGTTCTTGTCTCGTTCTATATATTACCTGACTATTACGAATATTTCAGTCGATTTATGTCGAAAGTCACAAAAATTTCAGAGGTAATTGTTTACAAATTTGTCGAATCGCTACGAAACCACCTTCTTCTGCGCTTTTCTTTCCGCAACCGCGACCAAGAAATCGAGAACTGACATGCTTGCGAGCTTTTCGATCGGTACATCAGCGAGCCAACCATCGTCGTATATATCGTGTAAGACTCTGTCATTGTCTCCGATTTCCCACGCGCCAGGATTTCCGGCCATTTCGTAAAGCATAATACCGCAGCCTTCTTCGTAGCCAACCGCCATGTTACCGCCTACGTAAACGAGTTGTTTATCCTTCCGCAAGTCCTTACCTTCTCCTGCGTAATCATATATAACGTACTCAGCCGGGATAAGGCTGCTTTGTTTAATAACGTTTGTCATAACGGATCATCCTTTCGTTTTGTGGCGTCCGACGACTACGCTGCCACCGAACGCCGATTTGTTTTTCATCGGGACAGCAACTTCCACACGATCAAACCGCAATATACGACCGCTGTGCCAAGTCCGATGAAGTCTAAAACAGAAAGTGCTGCGAAATTCATGTTCGCGATCCAGAAGCAAAGGGCAACGATTAGAAAAATTTCGATTGTATTAATCTTTTTCATATGTGGTATAATTGATTGAACCGGGCTTTCGCCCCGTCTTGGTTACTTGCGACGTTTCTTCTTGGAGGGAGAGCGTCGCTTTTTGCTTTTCGTCTCTTTTCGCATCTTGATGAGTTCTAGCAAGAGTTTGAAAATGGTTAGCCATGATGCGGCGATAACGGAAAGCTTTGTTATCAGTTCAATCAATCTTCTGTCCTCCTTTCTGTTTTTTTTGAAGGGCTGTTGTTCCGTCCTTCTGATACTATAATACACTTTTGTGTAGTTTTGGTCAACACATTTATGTATTTTTTCTACACTTTTTTGTATTATTTTAATTCACATGTGATATACTAGGTGTATAAACCCACAGTTAGTGCTTTGGAGGTATTAGAATGACTAAGAAATCCCTTAATCTAAAACCAAACTATAAACCATTAGAAATAACTTTACTAAAGAAGGACATAACGAAGAAACAACTAAAAGATGACCTACGTATTTCCCCAACGATCATGGCGAAATTCTCAGCTGGCGACTTTGTTTCATTGACTACAATCGCTTATATTTGCGAATACTTAGACTGTCCGATCGAAGAGGTAGTCCAGTTCGAACGCTGTGACTGACCGAGCCTCCACACAACGCCTCTCTGCGCTGATATAATTGACGTAGGGAGGTGTTTTTAATGGCAAATATAAAATGCGCAGCTTGCGGATTCGAAGAGGGCGAACGGAGTTTTGTACCAATCGATCCGGGTAATGGCTACGTTTTTCTCGTGAAAAGTAGAGGATTGAACTCGACAACTCGCGATAGAACCCCAAGTCTAAACTAGTTATGTGTCCGGATTGCAAAACGGTCCGCATTCGATAAATTACTGGCGCTGAACAATCAGCGTCTTTTTTATGCCTCTAAGTCATCGAATCGCGCATCAAATAAGCGGTCGAGCATACGATCCAGCACGCCGTTATAGTAGCCGGCAAGATTGCGTATAGCCTTCCGTTTAGTCGCTATAAACGTTTGCCGTACGGCTTCCAGTCCGATTTCTTGAAGCGTATCGGCAGCATACACGCCTTTTAAATACGACGTATGCGCAAGGTATATACCGTACAGCTTGCTCGTTAATTTCCGATCGCTGACAAACGTATTGACCGCAGACTTAAACGCAGCATACGTATTACGTAGTAACTTATTTTCGCTTTGAGAAATAACAGCTTCGTCTTTCCGTTCCGGCGCTTCCGGCTTTGTCTCCGCTGGCTTTTCGGCAGCTCGGCGGGGTAACACGGACGGGGTAACATCGGCTTTAGTCGCCGGCAGGATAACGTACATATTGGCGCCGTTGCCGCCGGATACTGGCCGATATTTTATTTCTTTACGGATAATGCCGAGATCGACTAAGCGTTTAATGGAGCGAATAACGGTTACGCGGTGTTTGCCGATTAATTCTGCGATAGTTGCGAGCTTCAGATACGCCACGCCGGGCGTTTTGACGGCATGACGAGACAACACCTTTAGAACCTCGATTGCGGCAGGCGTCAGATCGGATTTATTGCGGTATATGTGCGTGCGGATGGCGCCATTTAGCTCGTCCACTGAACGGAATGACGCCATTTTAGAGGCTTCTTTCGTGTACATTCGGTTTCTCTCCTCGATAAGAGACGGCAACCGTTCGGAAAAGAAGGCGCACTTAAATAAACGTAGACAAGTACGCTTTTTTCCGATATAATAGACGTAGGTCAGGACGTTCTATCTATCGGATTCATTTCCGCTGGATGGCGTTCTTTTTTTTTTGTTTTTAGGATCTTTTTATTTTTCGCGGCATTGCTTGAGCTTTGATAATGTAATTCATCACTGTATGTTTGGCATGCGCCTTCGCTACCGATTTATCAGCCACGTGTGTATATCTCTGAATCATTCGCAAATCTAAATGACCGAGTAGCTTTTGAAGCATTCGGCTATCTCCTCCATTCTCCAAAAACATCGTCGCAGCAGTATGTCTAAATAAATGCGGATGCACCTTCTTTTTCACGTTAGCTTTTGCCGCAAAATCAACTAATCTCTTTCTAAAATGATTTCTGTCAAGACGAGCTCCGTAGTTAGTCAGAAAAACATAATCACTTTTAAAATCTAATTCATTTTCAGCGATTAACTCTTGGACTAGCCGACATGTAGTAGGTAGTAAAGGTATATATCGTGTTTTTCGATTTTTCGCAATAGATGATCGAATTGTTAATATATGAGATTTAAAATCAAAATCCCGCTTTTCAACATGTGTTATTTCACCAATTCGCATCATTCCGTCTAACAATACGTTCATCAATACATAATCACGAAAATCTGCAAAGTTTTTCTTATCAGGCGCTTTTAAAAGACGTTGCAGCTCATCTGGTTGTAAAATAATAATAGGCTCCTCTATTTCTTTTACGTTCTTAACTCCGTCCATTATATTATTGTCAATAAGTCCTTCGTTCTCCAGGGTGTTATACATCACTCGAAGTGTTTTTAAGCGCGTATTTATCGTGCTATCTGATAGACCTCGCTTCTTTTCCTCATCCGATATATAAACGTTCCCCTTAAATTGCACCCAATCATTGCGCATGTAGTTTATGTAGTGTCGTATTGTATCTCGATCAATAACCGTAGGAGAACGAGGTATATCGAACTCATCAAGAAACGTAGTGAAAGATTTATAATTATCGCGATACTGTTGTAACGTTCCTTTTGCTTTTCCTTCGGCTGTCTTGATCGTGATGAACGTTTGAAATAATCCGTCCAAGTCACCGAGATCACGAAGTTTACGCCTGCGTGTTCGTTTAATCGGTTTCCCTTTCCGAATATTATCCAT